AAACTTTAATTTCACCAACAACAAGACACTTAATTCATTTTGGAACAGAAACAACTATTGGCGATTCTAGTACACAAGATGATATGTTTATTCGTTTCTCTGATGCAGAGTCTATTAATGAATATGATATTGAGGCAACTAACTCAGCCGGTTCGCAAAGACTGCAAGACGGTACAAAAATTATGGGAGCTTTGGTTGCAAAAGAAAATATTTTAGTATGGACTGATAATGCACTATACACTATGAAATTTGTAGGAGCACCTTTTACATTTGGTTTTGAACAAGTTGGCACTAACTGCGGATTGATTGGAATGAATGCAGCTATTGAAATTGATGGTGTTGCATATTGGATGTCTAACAATGGTTTTTTTGCATTTGATGGTACAGTAAACTCATTACCTTGTAGTGTAGAAGATTATGTTTACGATGATTGTGCAACTACTAAAGGTCAACAAATTAATGCAGGTATTAATAATCTATTTACAGAAGTAACTTGGTGGTACCCAACTCTACCAAATGATTTTAATAATAGATCTGTTACTTATAATTATGGAGAATCACAACAAGTTCCTATGGGTAATTGGTACACAGGAGTTAATGAAAACTCTATAAGAACTGCTTGGATTGATTCTTTAATTTATCCTAAGCCTTATGCTACAGCTTTTAATAGTGATCAGACAGGTACTTTTCCAACTGTTGTAGGTGAAGATGGATTAGGTCAAAGTGTATTTTTCGAACACGAAACAGGGACCGATCAAATTAATCCAGATGGAACTACTACAGCTTTAACATCTTTTATCCAATCATTTAGTTTTCCTTTACAACAAGGACAGAGTGAAGTATTTCTAGCTATGAGAAGATTCTTACCTAACTTTAAAGTGTTAAATGGTAATAATAATGTTACAGTTGGAATTAAAGATTATCCCGCAAGTCAAGAAACTAATTCACCTTTAAGTCCCTTTATAGTTAATTCTTCTACAACAAAAATAGACACACGTGCTAGAGGAAGATATGCAAATTTAAAAATAGAAAATACAGCAGCCGGTGAGTCTTGGAGATTTGGTACATTCCAAGTAGACTTACAACCAGATGGAAAAAGATAATGACAAAAATAGTAGTAAGATTACCAGAACCTAAAAAAGAATACACAGAGGATAATCAAAGACAAATTAATAGAGCTATAGCTACGGTTATAGAACAATTAAATTCTACATACTTAACACAATTAAAAGAAGACCAAGAACGATATACTTGGTATGGATTAGGTTAATGGCAAATATTTATAAAAATGCAAAAGTAGATTTAACTACAACTGACTTAACAGTTTTGTATTCGGTGCCTTCTAATTCTAGAGCAATTGTAAAATCTATTTTAGTAACAGAAGATGCTAACAGTGGAACTAATATTACTATTAATTTAGTAAATGCTGCAGGAGCAATTTTTAATATTGCCAAAACAAAACCTATTGCAGCTTTAGCAACAGTTCAGATACTAGATGAACCTTTAATTATGCAAGAAAGCGAAGTCTTGAAAGTTCAAGCAGGAGATGCTAATGAATTGTTTGTAATATCATCTATATTAGAAATTAATAGGGAGGACAGATAATGTCGTTTATAGAAACAAAAGCTTCAGTTAGGTATGAAGTAATTGATGGTAAAGAAGTACCAATTATTACACCTGAATGCGAAGTAACTTTAACTAACACACTTACAGGAAAAGAATATAACTCTGACTCAGAAGCATTAGCAGATGTACAAGACGCTAATACAGACACTAAACCAGAACATGTTCGTAGAGATGTAAAAATAACTGTAGAAAGCATTCCTTTGGGTGCTGCTACTAATATATTCTAGATTGACTAGTGGTTAAAAACCTAGTAAATTAAGAGTATTGGCTTATAAACAAGAGTAGCCACCTTGCTATGGAATTCATATTTAATAAGAGCCAACTACAAGATATGCACCAAATCATATCCTTGTATAAAGAGTTTGATAGGAATAAAGAGTATACTCGAGAAGACTTATACTATCACATACTTCCTTCTATTAAGTTGAATCAATATAAAATTATTAAGGAGAACAACAAAGTGGTATCTTTTGCAAATTGGGCATATCTAGATAATGTCTCAGAACAAGAGTTTAAAAAAACAGGAGACTTTTCTAATGAGTCTTGGAAAAGTGGACCTAATGCATGGGTGATAGATGTTGTTTCTAAAATTAATGGTGCTAAAATAACCCATTGGTTAAGACATAATTTTAAAAAAGTTAATTGGATGAGATCAGATAAAAATTTTAAGTTTTATAGAATAAGTAAAAAAGGATATTAATGTCAAAAGTAATTAAGAAAATAACAAAACCTATTTCAAAAGGCTTAGACAGATTTATTCCTAATGAATTAAAACCCTTACTACCTTACGCAGCAGCGTTCATGCCTTATTTACTACCAGCTGGTGGAATTTTTTCAGGTATGGTAGGTAGAGGTTTGGCAAGTGCAGGAGCCAACGCAGTAGGTCAACTAGCACAAGAAGGTAATGAAGGAGAATTAAATGCTTTATCTTTATTGTTAGCAGGAGGCCAGGGAGCTTTAACTGCTCCAAATGCAGGATCAAGATTAAGAGGTATGACTACTAAAGGTAGATATGGAATAGGAAGTGTTCCTGATGCTATTACAGGCGGTCCTACAGGACAAGGTATAAAAAATACAATGGCTAACAGAGGATTTTTAAGAAAGTTATCTGACTTTGGTTTAGAAGGCACCGCAAACCTAGCAGATAAACTAGGCGTTGCTAGAGATACTTTAGGTGGTGCATTAGAACTAGATCCAACTTCAGCAAATTTTGAAATAATAGGAAAAGCTGCAGCAGCTCCAATATCACAAGGAACTGGTGACGTACTTTATGGAGAAGGTGTAAAACAGAAAAAAGATTTTGATAGAAATGAAGCACGAGAAGCAGTGGAAGCTGAAATGAGAAGAAGAGGATTAACTCAAGAATATATTGATGCTGTAACAGCTTCTATGAGTGCTTATGGATATACTCAAGCAGAGATTGATGAAATTTTAGAACTACAAGGTTATGAATTAGCTAGAGGTGGTAGAGTGGGTTATGCCATGGGTGGTGATATTATGGAAGGTATTATGAGTATGATTAGTAAAGAAGATAAAGATCCGGATTTTAGTACTATGGCTGAAACAGTTGAAACTGTAGAAATGGAACCTAAAGAATATCTGTTTGATAATAAATTAAAATTTGAAGTAGGTCCTGGTGAAAATGAACAAATGTCTGTGCTTAATGCTTTATTTGCAGATGAAGAAGGTATAATACCTGAAGATCGTAAACAAGAATATTACAACTCATATATAAATCAATTATATAGAAGTGGAGAAATACCTAGAAGTGATTATGATGGATACATAGAAGAAGGTATTTTAACTAAACCTAAATATAATATGGGTGGTAGTGTATTACCTCAAGGTATGGAAATGGATTACAGACAAGGTGGTATGATACCTATGGGATCTGAAGAACGAGCTGATGATGTACCAGCAAGAGTAAGTAAAAATGAATTTGTAATGACTGCCGATGCGGTGAGAGCTGCAGGTGGTGGTAGTGTTAATAAAGGAGCACAACGAATGTATCAATTAATGAATAACCTAGAAGCAAAAGCATAATGGTTACTAAACAACAATTAGCAGAAGCAAAAAAATTACTTGAAGAACACGCACCTAAAGGTGAGTTTCTTGCATATATTAATAAAGATGAAGCACAAGTTTTAAAAAATTTAGGTGGTTCAGGTAGAATAGTTGAAGCAACACAAATTCCTTCTTTTGAAGTAGAACAAACAATGCAACTCTATGATCCACAATTAACAGGATCTAGAACAGCTTTACTTACTAGTGTAGATAAATTAGGAGCAGGTCTAGCAGGTCAATTAGCAAACTATCAAGGTTTAGATCCATCTAAATATGCACCACAAATTGCAGCACAAAATCAATTACAGACTCAAGCAGCTACGGCCGCGGGCGGTTTAGGAAGTTTAACGGGCACAGGAGCGGGGACCGGTCAAGGTTCTATTGCTTCTTACATGTCACCCTACCAACAACAAGTTATAGACGCATCACTTTCAGAGTTTGATAGAAATGCTGCTATACAAAATCAAGGTTTAAGAGACGCTTCTATTCAATCAGGAGCTTATGGTGGTGGACGTGAGGGTGTAATGGCTGCAGAAGCATTAAGAGGTCAAGGTGCAAACAGAGCACAACTACAAGCACAATTATTACAACAAGGATTTGAACAAGCACAGGGTGCAAGATCAGCAGATCTTGCTGCACAACAAGGACTTGGTACTTACCAACAACAAATGGGTCAATCACAACAAGGATTTGAACAAGCTAAATTAGATGCAGCACAAATGGCAGCTAGAGAACAACAGTACGCACCGTTTACGCAAATAGGTTTAATTGGACAACAGTTAGCACAACTAACTCCAGGTACAATGCCTATATCAACTACAACATCTACACCAGCACCAGTAGCACCAGTTAGTCCACTTCAACAATTTATAGGTGGAGCAGGCGCTATCGGTGGTTTACTTGGAAAATTAACAGGATAATTAATGAGTAGAATATTAAGACGACCAATGTTTAGAGGCGGCGGAAAAGTTTCTAGTTATGGAAATGGTATCGCGTCGGGACTAGGTTATGCAGGTGGTGGTAGAGTTAATTTAAATATAGGTGGGAGTCCGTTTGGTGCACCAATTATAAAAGTACCTCAAGCAACACCTCCAGTTACAGGTGGAAATATTCTTAGTAGAAATTTAAATAAACTTATTCCTACTAAATCAGGGATACTAAATACTTTATCCAAAGGAGCTAAACTACCTTTAATAGGGGCTGCAGGAACTTATGGAGCAGCAGCAGGAGTGGGTACAGGTATAGGACAGTTAGCTGATTTTTATGCAAAATCTACATCTACACCAGAAGGTTATAGAAGATTAAAAGAAATGGGTGGTCCTAAAATGACTTTTGATGAAACTAATATAGATGTTGGACAAGATCTTGATTACATAGCTCAAGGAAATATGACAGGTGAAAAACCTGGTTTTTTTCCAAGAGGTGGTAAAGCTAAATTTTATGAAGACAGAGGATATAATCCCGATGGAACTCTTATTAAAACTTTAGAAGATCAACTTAAAAAAGACCCAGCTTTAGAAACAGCAGGAAATAATCCTAATAAAGAATTTAATGTTAATGATGAAGGAGAACCAATTTTAACTAAAAAAGAAAGATTAGAAAAAGCAGCTAAAGAATATGAAGATATTTTAGGTGCGGGTATTAAAAAAGATTCTATTTTTGATGCAATGGTTGAGGGTGGTACAAGATTATTAGCAGGTGAAGGATATGCTGCAGCATTAAACGCTGCAAATAAAGAATTAGATCCTATACAAAATATTAAAACAGCTTCTAGAAAACTTGCATTAGAAGAAGATATTGCAATTAGAAAAGCTCAAGCAGTTGCTGCAAGTAAACAGACAGAATTTACTAGAAGAGCTGCAGCCATGAGAGCTGCTGGTAGGTCTGATGAAGATATTGCTAGAATGGCTGAAGGTCTTAAACCAAAAGATAAAGCAGATTATATCTCAGATGCTAACAATTCAGTTACTACAGGATTAACATTGTGGGTTAAAGATAATGTACCTAATCTTAAATCATTAGTAGATAAAAAAGTTGATCCTTCAACTTTAGAAGACGGAATACACTACATACCCGAACTGTTTACTTTAATAACTATAAAAGATAAAGTAATTGAAAAATCAGAAAGATTAAAATAATTAAAGGAGTTTAATGGCTACCCTTGAAGAAATTTTATCCGCCAGTAATAGAGAAGCCGATTCAGGTTTAAGTTTAGAAGATCAATTAAATAGCAGTCCAAGTAACATCGGCACATTTATGGCAGGTATTGGTTCGGGTTTTTTTAAAATACCTGAAGGTATAGTATCGCTTGGTGCAACATTAATTGATCTTGGAGCGGG